GTAGTTCTCCCAGGCCGAACTGACGCCATCGAGCCAGTTTTGCTGCGCGGCGTCCTGCTGGTTGTAGTAATCCTGCTGAATCACCATCCGCTCGGCGAGAGCCTCACTGAGCATCTCGGTTTCTTTGTCGTACAGCTCCTTGCTGATGTCGCCACCGTTGAGCTGCTTCTGCAGATCGGCCATCTGCTGGTTGTAATCCTGCTGGATGGCCAAGTCCTGCTTGAGCCTCTCGCGGGCCTTATCGCCCAAACCTGCGCCGGCCATTTCCATATCAAAGCCGGAGCGCGCGGTGTCGTTTGCCGCTTGTAGGTTGGCGGCAAAGGCGGCGGACTTAGCCGCCTCTTCACTTGCCACCTTCAGTTTCTGAAGGGAGTCGAGTTCCGCGGCTAGACCTTGCAGTCGCTTCTGCTGGGTTTCGTTGATGCCAACCAGCTTGCCAGATGCGATTTCGAACCTGAGCTTGTCGACCTCCGTGGCTTTTTTCTGTGCATCAGCGGAAGTGTTGATCAATGCAATCTGGCGCTGATAGTCAGTGACCGCGTCCTCGCCACGTTTCGTCAGTGCTGCCGCCGCAGTAGCTGCTGCGGTAGCTTCCTGCTTTGCGGCTGCCGAGCTTTTCTTTTGCGCCTCAATGGCGGCTTCACTCGCATCCAAGGTTTTAGCCTTGGCCACCAACAACTCACCCTCCCCTTCCTTCAGGCCGGTGATCAGCCCAGCACCGATGCGGGCCGAAAGCTTGTCAGCGTTGGTCTTTTTCCCCGAGAGCAGTATTTGCTCGTCGAGCGACTTGGCGAGCTCCTTGAATGCCTTCGACTGCTCAATCACTACAGGCGTCGCAAGGATTCCATTCAGCAGATTGATCTGCGACCCGAAGGCCTCAACCTTCTGGCGTGCTGTATCCAGCTCACCTTGGGCGGTAACAAGCGATTCGTTCCACTGCCGCTGACGGGCATCATCTGGATGCTCGCGCAAAAGGCGCTGGTACTGCGAAACCGCGCTCTCAGCGTCGAGTGCGCGCAACTGCGCGTCCATCAAATCCTGATTGATGTCTTGCAGAGCCGCAGCGGCTTGATTCTTGGTGAATCCATCGAACGACTTGTTGAGATAGTCGATCCTGTTGGTCAGCGTATTGGCCGATTCATCCGCGTCATTACCGCTCATTGCAAAGTAGGCCAGGGCGCTGGCCGCGAGCAGGACCACGCCCACCGGACCGCCAAGCAATGCCATTGCCGCCGAAGCCCCGCGAGCGGCCACGCCTATACCGACGAGCCCCGCGGCTGTTGCAGGGGCCACGCCAGCCATTCGAGCCAGCGCCAGCTGGTAACGCACCGCCTCGACCTGAGCTGCGGCGAACGCTATCGCCGTGCCGGCGGCACTTGCGGCGAGTCGCGTGGTTAGAACCACGGCCAAGGCGCTCGCAGCCTGAGCAGTTAATCCCAGAGCGGTGCGGGCAGCAGGTGAGCCAAGGGCGCTGTTAACTGTTTCGATTGCAGCACGAGCGCTATTAAGGCTGCCTTCACCGGTCAGTAAGCCGGCAACGGTGTTACGCAATGCATCAAGAGAGCCGCCGAACGTATCTCGGGCAGCCGCTGCCGCTCCGCCATACGACTCCTCCAACGCATTCAAGATGATGCCTTGGGCGCCCGCGACATCCCCGACAGACTCAAGCGACTCCGCGAGTTTCTTTTGATCCTCGGTAAATCTGAAACCCTGCTTGCTCAGGGAGCTAAGGCCTTCCGTTGGCACATCCAGCGCTCGGCCAATGGTTTCCGCGGCTTGCTGTACGGTTGTGCCTGTTCGGGTCGCCATATCCGAGGCGGCCTGCAGGGCGCGTGTAAATTGGGTGCCCACGACGCCAGTGAATGCCAGGAGAGTGGTCTGCGCCTGGTTGATATCGCCACCGGAAAAAGTGGTGGCCTTTTCCATGGCATCAGCCATTCCATTGAGTTGATCGCGGCTGAAGCCAGCCGACTCGCCAGTGGATTTCAGTACAGCTGCAAGCTGTGCCTGCTCTTTCTCCGCATCACGCGTTTCCGCGATGAAGCTGGTGAATACCGCGCCGACAGAAAAACCAGCAACTGCGCCGGCAACGACTTCGCCCAAGGCAGTCCAGGCAAGCGCCGCCATGTTGGCCGAGTCGGCGATCCCTTTCCCCGACTTCCGCGCCGCCACTTCGGCTTTATCAAGAGGCCCGGTAAAACCGCCGATACGCGCAATCAAATCGAGCGTCAGCGTGCCCAGTGAATTAGCCATCTATAACTCCAAGCAACACCGACCTTCCGGAGTGGCGACGTGACTTATGTTTATGCCCAAATTTCCAGCGCCTGATCGAGCGAGACTTCCCGCTCTGCGTCGTGCGGCATGAAATCGTAGAGGGTGAAACCGCCGTTTTTGCTGTGCACATTTGCATACAGGACAGCAAGGGTGGCAGCTCCCCTCTCGACACGCATGCCCCAGTTGAGAGAGCCACGCTTGGCGCGGTATCTCACCCAGCTATGGAACTCGGAAAGACTCAAGCGCTCTTTGGCTTCCGCGATCGTGGCCCCGATCGAGATCGCGATTTCGTGCCAGAGCTCGTCGGTGTCGGAGAGCTCATCGTCTTTCCCAATTGGTTCACCTGACCGATTACGGTGAGCAAGGCCATGGAGAGATTTCCATCAAGGGCGCCACGCTCAGGGTCAGCTTCGCCCGTGATATCGCCGACGGTGAAAACTGGATTCCCTTCCTCGTCGCAGATGCTGACGGCAATACGACCGGCCACACCATCCTGTTTGCCGACGCCTGACATCAGGTCGCTCACAGCAGACTGATATCCCAGTGGCCGCACGAAGACCGTGGCCGTGTGTTCGGTATCCCCCTGTTTCCAGGTGATCTCCTTTTTGACGGGGCGGCCGGTGAACGAGCCCTGCTCCATCAGCGATTTAATGCTCAGTTGCATGATCAGTCCTTATTCGGTTTTGCGGATCCAGGCGGAACCGCCCGAGCGCTGAATGGTGGCGGCGGTACTAACCACGGCGTTGGCCGCGAAGTCGAATGGAAAGTCGGAAACGTAACCTTGAAAGGTGAACCAGGTACGTGACTCTGGCAGCTCGAAGCCGTCGCCAGCCGTATTCAGAGTTGGTGCTGCGGTACCATCCGACCAACCCACCGCCCAATCGATAGTGGTGTCACCCTCAGCCTCAGAAAGCTGATGCAGTCGAATGTGACTGGTGTTGTTCGGATCGGCGTTGACGGTCAAGGATGCTTGGCCTGGCGTGCGCAAACCTTTCTTGTAGCTGCGCGTGGTGTCTTCGAGGCAGGTGTCCTCGATTTGATCCGCTGGCGCACCGCCCGGGTTGAATGCGGTTGCGCACTCAATGGCCAGCACGGTCTTGGGACCGGTACCGGACAATGGTGGGACGAGTGCGTAGATCTGGGTTCCTTGGGAAAGGATCGACATGGCGTTCTCCAAATGTCGGGCATAAAAAAACCCGCACATGGCGGGCCGAGGTTCAGGGTTGTTTATCTGGGTACAAGCCAGTCGATATCGAAGCTCGACCGGTACAGCTTTGTTTCGGAGTCCTTGGTCTCGCCGCCCCAGCGGGAGACGCAGGCTTGCAACTCAATGGCGGTGCTGATCGCCGTGGTGGCAGAGCGAGCGGACGCGGCAGTTGAGCCGTACACGTCGACCTGCAGGGTGTAGCCATCCATATCTGGACGACCGGCCAGGTAGTTTTCGGGGCTGCCGGTAACCAACTGCCACACTGCATAGGGTTTGGTCACGCCCTCAGGGGCCTCACCGAAGGGGTAAAGCCTGGTCGGAGCAGCGCCGAGCAGCGCCTTCACGCCGGCATCAGCGGCGCATACAGCGAAGATTGGTGCGTACATCAGTTCTTCCCCTTCGCCGCGCGTTTGACCGCACGGTCAATGGCTTTTTCATACTCAGATATGAATGTGTTCGTCGCTTCGCTGATGTTGTCGGCCAAGGCCTGCCTCGCGAATGGTTGGGCACGCATGTTCGCGGTACCGAACTCAATCAAACGCCAGTGAGGTGTCGGTGCGTTGGCCGCCGTATCTCCACCATTTTTGAGCACGGCGCCGTGCAGTACGCCAATCCTGAAACCAAGCTCACCGGTTGCCTTGAACCGTCTGCCGTTCCAGCGAAGCGCGACGTTATCCGCAATCGAGCGGCCCGTTTCCGGATCGTTGATTTTTTGTGCCCCCTCTTTCATCTTGTCGGCGACAAACTGAGCAGCCTTACGCAACGCGGACCTACCGCCCTTGCGTTTCACGTCATAGTTGATGGCTTCGAGCTTTCCGATCAGTGAGTCAATGCCAATCAGACTGAACTCGATGCTGTCAGCCATCACTCAACCCCTTCGCCACCAGGATGGTCAGGTATTCGAGGCCAGAGACAGGATCCGGCAGCGGCGGCCCCTGAATGTTGTAGACATCACCACGGTGAAGAATGCGCATCGTGGGCAGCACGCCAGCGCGGTAGCGGATCACAACGCGCCCCGAGGCCTCAGATTGACCCGCCTGTGCCGCGATCAGATCGCGAGCGCTGAGCGACTCAACCGAGGCCGGCACCTTCTCCCAAACGGTTTCCCATCCCGGCAACATCTCGCCTGTTTCCGGATTTTGAGTCAGGCCCAGGGCCTGGAACGTGATGCGATGTCGCAGCGAACCGGCTCTCATGGAATCACCACTGGTTCTGGCGGACCAGACCAATTACGAGACGACCACAACAGCGATTCAACTGCCATAGGAACTTCCGCAGTGATGGTGCCAATCACGACGGCCTCACGGTTTGCGTACGAATGGCCAATTAGCAACAACAACGCCGCCTTGAAGCTGGCAGGGAAGTCATCGACCTCCACCAGTTTCGGGTTGTCACAAAACCAGAGAGCCCACGCCAGTGCCGACTCGGCGTACAGGACTATGAGGTCATCTTCATCCTCATAATCCAGACGCAAGTGCTTGCGAATCAGCTCGATGGGGAGCAGATCAGCAGCGACTACGGTCATTTTTTGTCGGCCTTTTCCTTCGCCTTGGCTTCCGCTTCGGCTTTCGCCTTGGCTTCTGCGTCAGCTTTTTCCTTTTCGAGTGCATCGGCTTTGGCCTTTTCATCGGCGTCAACCAATGCCTTGGCGTCTGCTTCAGCTTTCGCCTTGGCTTCTGCGTCATCATCGACGTACTCGGCTAACTTCATGCCGACCAGGGCTTCGGCAATGTCGTCAGCGACGGGGCGAACCTCATGCTGATCAAACGTGCCACCGTTGAAATGCGAGAACTGTTGAAGCGCGCGAATCTTTTTCATTGGTCAAACAGGAGCGATTGCCCGCCCCTGCCCTCGCTTGCGATCAGGCAGCAGGTGCAAATGCACCCTTGATGATCGCAGTTGGACGATAGTGAGCTAGCGCCAGGCGCTCTTCGCACAGGATGGTCAGCATGTTTTTCACGAAGTTGTCGCGGTCTTCGCGGCTGACTTCCACGGTTGCGTCCATGCGATCCCAGACCTGAGACGCGAGATCGAAGCCACCGACAGTAAAGGTGCCAAGCGCCTGCGCCTTGGTGGCAACAACAGGGAGGCCCCACATGATCTTGGCAGCGAATGCCGCTGGGCCGCCGAAGATGTAGCGACCTTCAGCATCTTTCAGCAGTGCGATCGCGTGCCAGTCGCGAGGGTTCAAGATGATCCCGGAGGCTTCGAACTCGGACTCGCTGGTTTGGAAGATCGCATGGGCAATCTGGTCGGCACGAGTATCGCCGGCAGCAGTCAGCGCGGCGTCGTAGGCGGTGGCCACCTGATTGAGGCCGGTAAGGTTGTCGCCGGTCCCGTCGCCGTTCAACAACTGAGTTTCTTCG